GAGTCCATAATGCGGTAGGTGAAGGTTTGTGCGCCTTGGCCAGCTTCGCTAGTTACAGGCAGCAGAGTGGGATATTTGATGTCGGCATAAGCCACTTCAAATATTTGGGGGCGGATGTACTCAAGCTGACGCTCAAGAAACAGGCCCGCTTCGTCCATACGAAAATCAGACATAGTAGGGCCTCCTATCAGGTGTCAGCGGTGAGGGTGAACGAAGGTCCGTTCAGCTCGACAATCGCCAGGCCAGAGCCAGTGATAGAAGAGAGATAACGGGCATTCGAGAGAACGGCGGTCCGACCAGACCAGCCGCTAGCTAGCAGTTGACCGGCATAACGCACGCCAGTGGCGGTGTGAACCACGCGCACTGTGGTGGCAGGATTGACGGAACCATGCACATACATGGCAACGGCGCCTTCATTGGCCACGTTCAGAACCTGCTGATTCTTAACGCCAGGACGGGAATTAGCATCAAGAGCAGTCTCGTCCACGTAGGTGAGGACGTTCACACCAGCAACAATGGCAGTGCCACTACCAATGGTGCGAGCCGAGTTGGCAACAGTGCCCGCTTGGTTAAATGCAACGACATTACCAAAAGGAATGACGGAGCCAGTTTCATTGACATAGGTGCCAATGGTATTGTCGCGAATATCAGAGAGTTGGCCTTCCAGAAGCGCAGCGTGAACGAGAGCATAGCTCTGTTGCACACCACCAGCGGAAGCGGTCCCTGACGGAGTAAAAGTTACGGCCATGGGTCAGCGCTCCTTAGAGACGGAGAGAGGGGATTTCCAAGCATTCTGCAACTTGTCCATATAGGACGAAGGAGCAGACATTGGAGAAGCAATAGAAGCAACGGCTTTACGCAGTTCTTCAGTGGAAGCAGAATCGCCACGAGGGGCAGATTCGGCCAGAGTATCGAACATGGCGGTCACGTAATCATCGGAACGCTCCGACAGATCAGCGTCACCACGCACAGCCTTAATGGAAGCTTCCATGATTTCACGAGCTGAAAGGCCCGCAAAGTCAAAGGCAGAATCCAAGGAAGTGCGAGCTTTGTCGATGAGAGCAATGCGCTCTTCGACGAGGCTATCAACGTTCACGAGTTGGGCGGATTCAAGGGAAGCCTTAAGGCTTTCCACTTCTTCAGCAAGTGCATCAGCACGCCCTTCGGCGGAATCACATTTGCCTTTCATTTCCTTGCCCATGGCATCCATTTCTTCCTTCAGCTTTGAAGCTTCGGACATCATGCCATCGTACATTTTCTTCATGTCCTCATAGGACTTTTTGGCGTCTTCTCGCTCTTTGGTGACAGCTAGAGCTACGCTCTCGGTCACCTCGAACTCAGCGCCATCAAAATTGACTTTTGCAGTCATTGACGAACCCTCGGTAAGAGTAAATAGAGACGGATCAGCAGCATCTAGACGATCTAGATGAAGCTTCACTTGCGGGCCAGCGCGGCCCCGACGAACCACGGCAATGTGATTTCCGCTGATTTCCTTTTGGATGCCATCGTAATTTTCACCGCCGTCAGTTACGCCAGGCATTGCTTCATAATTGACGCGATAACCAGCACTGACTTCTTTTGCATCACCACGCATAATGCGTTCAATGGCTTCTTTATCTGTAATGGTCATGACTGCACGGACAAAGCCGTTGTCATAAACCACTTCAGTGCCACTAAATCCAATTTGATAGTCCTTTGTATTGGCGCTATCTAAAAGGACAGGAGGATGTTCAAGAGTGATTGCTTTGCCCGCAAATGAGGCCAAGCTTTCGGGAGACGCCACTTCCGTTTCGGGACGATATTCACGACGAATGGAACCATCGGCAGCGGTGTAATGTTGAACACCAGTGCGTGCAATGGTTGCCCAGGCGCGGAGATAACCCTCGGAGGTCAGCTCGTACCTGTCAATCGGCGCTACATCGTAACGAAAGCATGTGTCGCTCATGCCAATACTCTATCAAACAATAATATGCGTGATAGACTAACTTAGGCTATACTGCCTAGAAATGCAGAACATTCAGCATCGTCGTCTCACCACTCGCCTCAAGGCGCCAATTGTCACCATTCAAGAAAGTAGGCAGATTATTGGCCAAAGAATGAAAGAGGCACGTCTAAACTGTGGCTTGTCGCAAATGGATATTGCAGGAATTCTCCATTGTGACCAAACCACTATTTCGCGGATGGAACGTGGACAAATCTCCCCCGACTGCGCTCAAATTCGTATTCTTAGTTCTATTTTTCAGCTTTCTATTTTGTACCTCCTCGGTTATCCTACGTTTGTGGTTTCCGCAATAGAAAATTAGTCGTCGTCGTCTTCGTCACGAATGTCTGCAAGCTGGTTCTCAATGCCCTCCATGATATATGCCTTTGCCATTGCTTCCGCTTCAAACATCAAAAACTTGGTGGCTTCAAAATGCTCGTCAGGCCTGTCGTAGTAATTCACAACATAAATGTGAGTTTCATCAAGGCGACCATTCTTGAAATGCTGTTCTTCAACAAGACGCCATTGCGAAGTGTTGCGATGCTCGTTGGATGAAAGGATGGCCAAGGCTTTCATAATGCCAATGCCTTCTTCTTCCTCTTCAATCACCCGTACATATTCGCTCATTGGTCGGACTTGCGACTTTCCACCATCCTAATGATGCGATTGGCCCATGACCTGCCGGCGTCTCCACCCCATAGTTGCCAGGCAATGTAACCAGCATCATCTTCGCCACCACTCTTGTTTTTCTCATGACGAGAGAAGAATGCAGCCATGCGCTTGATTGTGGCAAAGCTAATTTTCCCTCCGCCTGCTAAGTCTCCAGCCCTGGCCACTCCGCTCCCAATGCCCTGCCTGCCCGCTTCCTGCGTCGTCAGACCGCCTTTACCATGCTTCTTGCGCAGTTCTAGTCCACGACGCGCTGCGGCTCGTACAGACGATGGAGGGGCAAACGATTCAGCGTCGCCCCTGTCTACTTTTTTCTGTTTTTCCTGACAGCGCTCAAATATGCCTTACACCGCTTTTCGCCAGTGCTTTCATCCATTGCATCTTCTTCTTTCTCCTCTTCTTTCCCTGCCAGCTCCTTCAAGAAGCCCATGTAGTATTCGTCGCTCATATCTTTCTTGGGCTTGCGGGACATGCCAGATTCAGAGAGAGCAATGGCAAGGGCCTGTTTGGGGCTCTTCACTGCTTCTCCGCTACTGCTTTTCAAGGTGCCGCTTTTGAATTCCCGCATGACGCGAGCAATTTTTTCTTGCTGCCCTGTTTTAGCCATTAGAAGCTCGCTTAATGATCAACATAAGATCATCATACCGCCCTTTAATAGCTCGGCGATCAACAATTTCATAAGAACAATTTTTTGGCACGCACATTTTCAAGGTGTCAAACCAGCTAAAGTCTTGCACGTCTTCAATCACGGCAATTCCTTCGTCTTGTAGCAATGGCACATAAGAATGAATGAAAGCGCATTGACTTTCAAGCGTGTGAGGGCCGTCATCAATGGCGAAATCAATGCCGTTGGGAGCCAAAGTTTTTACTGTTTCAAGAGCAGTTGCTGAATAAGCATCTCCCATGAGAAAGTGATAACGACTGTCTTCCATGCGCGGAAAAATGCACGGATGCACAGCGTTGATAACATCCAAGCCAATAATGTGACCTTGGGGCAGCAGCTCATGCCAAAGCATCATAGATCCACCATGCGCCACTCCCACTTCGAGAATGGTCGCAGCTTTACCAACCAACGGCTCCATCAATGCTTCGTACACGGGCCCATAGGAATGAATGGTTTGCTTATCCGTGCCTCCAGGTGCTTCAAAGCCATTAATGTTTTGCTCTTGCAAAATGGCATCAATTTTAATTGCTTCAAGAGTGGTAGAAAGAGTCATTGTCAAAAAGAGGCGATGGAAGGAAGCATGGTGTAAATGCCGCCGTTAAAGGCAGGGCGAAGCGTGGAAGCAATGTACCGCGCAAAGTTATGAGGAAGAATAATAATGTTATCCACCGTTTGCTCATCAAGCACGCTCCTGGGGTGAATTTCAAAGCCAGTGCCTGGAACAAACATGCCTTGCTTTTCTGGCGTGTCATCAATGATGAAAGCATTGGGCATGTTTTCAATGGATAAGCCAAGAGCATTAAGGAAGACGCAGCCCTTTGCCGCTGCCCCGAAGAAAGCAATGCGGCCTTCTAAGCAGGAGAGAAAGTTTTTACTTTTTTGCATGTGGGAAGTGCAATTAACTTGGAAAGCTGAAAAATCTATCAAGCTTTCTTTGCGTTTGTAATCATCAAGAAGGGGAGTAATTTCAGCAGCACTCGGCTCCTTATTCGTCATCCATAGTCTCATTGTGCCACCATGAATGGGAAGCTCTTGCAGGTGAATAATTTTCAGTCCATAGTGATGAAATAGTTTAATCAATGGGGAAAGAAGCCAATAATAATAATGCTCGTGATAAAACTGATCAAACTGATTCGTCAGTAGTGTGGTCAAAGTATAAGGAAATTCCAACACCCACACGCCATCTAAAAATTTAACGATGCCACGCAAAAAGGAATGAATATCTTGCGTGTGCTGAAAGACATTAGTGGAAACAATTAAATTTGCAGCAGGCAAATCCATGTTCTCGTTAAATTGCCCGCAAATAAACTTATTGCCAGTAGCTTCATTCGCTTCTCTTAAATTAGCCCCCATGTCTACATTGATAAATTCTTGCGGAGGCTTGCCACTCCAAAATTTATACTTGCTAGATGCTGCGCGAAAAGTATTTAATAGAGTGCCATCATTGCCGCCAATATCAATAACAGTGGACAGGTCAAGATGGGCAAGACTTGCGTAGAGTTTTTCGCAATGATCAATGTATGGCTTGCTAACGCCGCTCCTGTATAAATAGTGCGCATATAGCTTTTCAGGCGGCACTTCGGTGTCAAGGCAAATGGTCAAATCATCTTTATAAAAAGCTTTCAATGGAAAACGCTCTGCCTCCATTGCTTCCCTTGCAGAAGCGCATAAATTATTAACGAGAGGTTGTGTGCCTAGATCCAGAAGAGGCTGCATATTATTTGTTAAAGGGCGAGGCGAAAGTTTCAGAGCCTGGCATTCCTCCCCATTTTTGCTGATAGTAGAAACCATTTTGATTGAACAAGGCCCAATGGGCACTTTGGTATTCAGGGCTTCCATCATACAACGTGCTGCTATTGGCATGGCTCCATCCGGGCAGTGTCACTTGCGTGCGATGCAACCCTGCTAGCTCAAGCCTTCTCATGGCATCATTGTCCTCGTAGTAAGCAGGATAGAAGTTTTCATCAAAGCCTCCCATGGCAAGCCAAGCATCTGGCCTATTCACCCAAAACACAGTAAAGCCGCCTTCTTGGTGGCAAATAAAAATGCTTTCTGGGCAGGAGGCTGAGGCATCCACCATTAAAGACAGATCTGCCTTGGTCACGGCAATGTCATCACTAGCAATAAAGCATTGGCCAAGGCGCCGCGTA